GCATCGGCGTCGCCGCGGTCGGCGCCGGCGCCGCGCTGTACAAGCTGGGCACCCAGTTTCAGGACTCCTCCAACACGATCCGCCGCGAGACCGGCGCGACCGGCAAGTCGCTGGACGGCCTCAACGAGTCGGTCAAGCGCGTCTACGCCACCCGCCCGGAGAACCTCGAGCAGGTCACGCAGACGATCGCCACGCTCAACCGCCAGTCGGGCGCGACCGGTCCGACGCTGGAGAGCCTGGCGCGAACGAACCTGCGCCTGGCGAGCATCACAAAGGAGGAGCTCGCCCCGCAGCTGAAGGCCACCCAGGGGCTGATGAACAACTGGGGTGTCAGCGCCGAGCAGCAGGGGCCCAAGCTCGACGTGCTGTATCGCACCTTCCAGAAAACCGGGGTGGGCGTCACCCAGCTGGCCAACACGATGTCCAGCCAGGGGGTGGTGCTGCGGCAGCTGGGCTTGGGCTATGAGGAGTCGGCGGCGATGATCGGCCTGCTCGACAAGGCGGGGGTGTCGGCCTCGCAGATGCAGATGGGCTTCAACCGCGTGATCGTCGAGGCGGCCAAAGCCGGGATCCCCGCGCGCGACATGTTCGGCCAGATCTTTGACCGAATACGCAACGCCCCGTCTGAGACCGCCGCGGCCGGCGCCGCCGTGGACGTGTTCGGCGCGCGCGCGGGCCCGCGTCTTGCCGGGCTGATCCGCGAGGGCAAGCTGTCATTCGACGACCTGGCCAGCTCGATCGCGGGCGGCAGCGACACGATCGACAAGGCGGCCGCCGAAACCGCCACCGGCGCCGGGCGCATGAAGATCGCATGGCACTCACTGCAGGTCGCCGTGGAGCCGATCGCCACCGCGCTGGTGCGCACCTTCGCCGACGTCGCCAAGGTCGTCGTCGACGTGATGAAAGCGCTGGGCCCGGCGACCACGCCGATCATCATGACGCTGCTGGGGCTGCTCGGCACGCTGGCGGTGGCGTTCAAGATCGCCGGCGTTGCCGCAACGCTGTTCGGGACCACCACCGCCGTCGCCTTCTGGCCGGTCACCGCCGTGATCGCGGGCATCGCCGCGCTGGTCGCCGCCGTGGTCCTGGTCGTCAAGCACTTCAAAGCGATCGTCGATTTCCTGAAGGGTCCGTGGGGGCAGGCGATCCTCATCGCGATCGCCGCCTCGGCGCCGTTCATCGGCGTGCCGCTCTTGATCGCGACCAACTGGAAGAAGATCGTCGGCTTCTTCGCCGAGCTGTGGGACACGGTGAAGGGGATCTTCTCCGACGCAGTCGATGCGATCGTCGGCTTCTTCACCGCCCTGCCCGACACGGTCGTCGGCTCCTTCTCAGCGCTGCCGGGGCGCATCCTTGCCGCGCTGGCGGCGCTGCCCGGTCTGCTTGTGCAAGCCGGTCAGGCGATGATCAAAGGGCTGCTCGACGGCGCGCAGTGGTTCTTCTTCAACGTGTTCATCCCCTGGATCGTGCTGATGCCGATCCGCATCCTCGGCCTGGTCCTGAAGGCCGGCACGTGGCTGTTTGAGACCGGCCAGTCGATCATCAAAGGCGCGCTTGACGGGATCGTCGCCGCCTGGCCGGTCGTGCGCGACTGGTTTGTCGCACTGCCCGGCCGCGTGCTCAACCTGCTGGTCAATGCCGGCAACTGGCTGATCGACACTGGGCGGCGCACGCTCGTGGGCCTGGCCAACGGGATCGCCGCCGGCGCCGAGGCGGTGTGGGCCTTCTTTCGCGCACTGCCCGGCCGCATCCTGGGCTTTGTCACCGGCGCGCCCGGCTGGCTGGCCGACACCGGGCGCAAGCTGATCGCCGGACTGAAAGACGGGATCGTCGCGGGCGCCGAGGCGGTGTGGAAGTTCTTTCGCGAGCTGCCCTCCAACATCAAGAACCTGCTCGGCGACGCGGCCAAGTGGCTGGTGGACACCGGGCGCAACATCGTGCAGGGGATGATCGATGGGATCAAGGACTTCGCCGGCAAGCTGTGGGAGGCGGTGAAGTCGGCGCTGGGCGACGCGCTGCCCAAATGGGCCCGCAAACTGCTGGGTATCTCTTCGCCGTCGAAGGTCTTCATGGAGATCGGCGAAGAGGTCGGCGCCGGCATGGCGCTCGGGATCCTCTCAAGCGTCGGCGATGTCGTCTCGGCCGCCGGGGAGCTGGCCGCCGCGGCCACCGTCGCCACCCCGAGCGCGCCCACTGCCCCGGCAGCCACCACCGGCCCCGCCCCCGACGCCGGCGGCCTTCTGGACTTCCAGGCGGCCGCGCAGAGCGCCTTCACCGCTGCCGGCGACGCCGCGCTGGGCTATGCGACTGCGCTGGAGCTCGCCGTCGCCGGCCAGGCGAGCGCACTGGCCACGATGGGCAGCGCCACCGCCTCCTTCACCGCCGCCGAGAGCTCGGCGTGGAGCGGGCTCTCCAGCGGCGTGCAGGGCAGCGCCGCGACGCTCAGCGCGGCGCTGATCGCGACGTTTATCAGCGCCTGGGCGCAGCTGCGCGCGAGCACCGCGGCGCTGCACACTGCGCTGCAGGCGGCGTGGCTTGCGCACGCGACGTTTTTGCGCTCGGCGCTCACCAGCCTCGCCGCCGCGCTGCAGGCGATCTGGCAGGGGCTGGCGAGCACGCTGATCGCGATCATCACCAACCTGTCGGCCGGTGTGCGCTCCAGCTGGTCTTCAATGATCAACGCGGTCGTCTTCAACGCCGGCTGGATGCGCGACCAGCTCACCTCGATCTGGCGCTCGATGGCGACCAATGTCGATCAGATCAGCCACGGGATGGTGCAGCGCTTCACCGCCGTGATGAATGCGATGGTCGCCGCGGCGACGAGCGGCGGCTTTAACACCAGCTTTCAGCTGCGCTGGCACCTTGACCAGGCGCAGGGGCCGATCGAGGGAATCGTGCGCGGCTACGCGCGGAAGCTGCGCGACTCGCTGAACCCGATCCTGCAGGGGATCGGCAAGAGCCAAATCAAGCTGCCGTTCGCCTCCGGCGGGCGCGTGCCGGGCACGCCTGGGGGCGGCGACACCGTGCCGGCGATGCTCACACCGGGTGAGTTCGTGATCCCCGCGCGCGCCGCCGCGCGCCTGGGCCCGAAGATGCTGGACCAGCTGCGCGAAGGCTGGCTGCCGGTGCGCGGCTATCAGCTGGGCGGCGCGGTGCAGGAGGCGGCGAACCGGCTGACCAAACAGTTCGGGCTTGTGGTCACCTCGACCTTCCGCCCGGGCGACCCGGGCTTTCACGGCAAGGGGCAGGCGGTCGACCTCTCCGGCGGCGCCTGGGGGCCGGGCGGCCCGATGGGCAGGGCCTCGAACTACATCATGCAGTCGGGCATGTTCCGCTCGCTCGCGGAGGGGATCTTCAACCCGGCGCTGTCGGTGAAGTGGGGCAAGCAGGTCGATCCCGGCTTCTGGGGCGCCGGCACGTGGGCCGGGCACGCCAATCACATCCACCTGGCGATCACCGGTCAGGGCGTCGACTTCGGGGGCTTTGCCGTCACCGAGCCGGTGCTGCTGCCGGATGTTCCCGACGTGAAGACCGGCGGCGAGTGGTTCGGCGGGACCGCCAAGAAGGTGATGGAGCACGTGCGCAAGGTCGCACAGCAGTGGGCCGATGCGAACACGTTCGTCGAGTCGCTCACCGGAGGCGGCGCCCCGACCGGCCCGGTGCCGCCCGGCAGCGTGCGCAACTGGATCTCCCAGGCGCTGGAGTACGGCAAATGGCCGGTGGCATGGATGGGCGCGCTGTTCTCGCGCGTGATGCAGGAGACGGGCGGCAACCCGCACGCGATCAACCTGTGGGACTCAAACGCCAAGGCGGGCATCCCGTCCAAGGGGCTGGTGCAGACGATCGAGCCGACCTTCAACGCCTACAAGGCGCCGAGCATGGGCGACATCTGGAACCCCGTGCACAACCTGGTCGCGGGGATCAAATACATGATCGCGCGCTACGGCTCGCCGCTGAACCTGCCCAGCGGCGGCTACGCGGCGGGCGGCATCGTCCCCGCCACGTCCGGCGGCCGGCACATCCTCGCCGGCGAGGGCGGGCGCGATGAGGCGGTGATCCCGCTGCCCGCCGGGTGGCGCGGCATGTTCGACGGCGGGCGCGGTGATTCGCTCTCGCCAGCAGCGGGGCAGCAGCGCTCGGGCCCGGCGGTGCAGATCGAGAACTACGTCGTGAAGGAGGAGGCAGACCACAGGCGGATATTCGCTATGGCCCGGTTCGAGCAGCAGGCAGGGAAAATCTGATGCTGCGCCTGGAGCTCGAAGGCGGCCCGGGGCTCGATCTCGACGGCACCGAGAACGGCGCCGCGCTGTTGCACATCACCGAGGTCGACTGGGGCTACCCCGAGCCGCGCGCCGTGGAGGACGACCGCCCGGAAGCGTCGGGCACGATCGACCAGACCAAACACTGGTCGAGTCGTGTCGTCACGCTCACCGGCAAGGTCGCGATCGACTGGGAGTCGCGCGGCCGCCGCCAGGCGCTCGTGGACCTGCTCGCGCCCTACCTGATGCCCGGCGCGCGGCCGTGGCTGTACTCGCGCTTTGACGACGGCTCGATCAAGCGCATCCTGCTGCGCCCCGACCAGTTCTCCCGCCCGCAAATCGCAAACGTGCAGGACATCTCACTCAGCTTCAAGTCGCCCACGGGCGTGCTGGAGGCGGAGGAGCAACAGATTCGCCTGCTGCCCGAGATCCAGGTGGCGGGGCGCGTCTACCCGCTGATCCACCCGCGCGTCTACCCGCACGGCTCGGGCACGCTGTGGCTTGCGACCAACGCGGGCTCGGCGCCGGCGGACTGGACCGCGCGCATCTTCGGGCCCTGCCACGGCCCCGCGATCGTCAACCACTCAACCGGCGAGGCGGTCGATCTGGCCCACCTGCAGCTCGGCGCCGGCGAGTTCGTCGAGGTCAACAGCCGCGAGCACACCGTGCTGGCCGACGGGCGGCGCGAAAGCAGCCGCTGGCACACAGTCGACTACGCCGCGACCACGTGGTGGCAGCTGCCGCCCAAAAGCACGAGCGCGCTGCGCTTTCACACCCACTGGTGGGAGAACCCGGCGCAGATGTTCTTTTCCTGGCGAGACACGAGCCTGTTGTGAGAGAGGAGCCGGCATGAACGCGCAAGAGGGTGTGGTCTACCGCCCGCCGCTGTGGTCACAGAACTCCGAATACTCGGCGGCGGATGACCGCCGGCTGATCATGGCCACGCTGCGCGGCGGCGTGATCGACCTGGACGACCTGCGCGTGGTCCCGCGCCAGGAGGGCTCGAACATGTCAGTCGATGTGTTGCCCGGCCACGTCGTGATCCCCGGCACCGACCAGGCCGATCAGGGCCACTACGTCTGCCCGCTGGCCCAGCGCGTCAACGTGCCGATCCCGGCGGGACCCTCCGCGGGCAATTGGCGGCGCGATCGCATCTACGCACGTGTGTATGAGCCCGGCGGGGAAGAAGAAGCCTACTGGCGGTGCGAGGTGTTGCCCGGCACGTCCGGCCCCACCAGCGCTGTCGCCCCGTTCCTACCCGACCACCCGCCTTCGGCGGTGATGCTGTGCTGGATCGAGGAGATCGCCTCCAACACGGTGGCCATCAACGCCGACAGAATCGTCGACTTCCGCAAATTGGCGCGCCCCGCCTCGATGGGGGAATGTATCATCCGCGCTCAGGCGCTAGGCCAGACGGCCCCGCCACCGGGCACCGCAGTCCGCTGGGATTCCCCCTTGCGCATCGTCGCGCCGCTGGCCGGCCCGGTGGATGTCGAGGTCACGGCCGAGGGCACGGTCTGGTGGAACAACGCCGGAGCGGGCTCGGGCACGGTGTGGGTGTCACTGTATCGCGACCTGGCGGGCCAGAATCCCGAGCTACTCGCCTTCCGCCAGCCAGCTGACATCGGCCTGTTCGCCCAGGGAGTGCAGTTCGGCCAGTACGTAAAGATGAACCTCGTCGTGGAGGCGCTGAAGGTCAACTGGTATGAGCAGCTCTACTGCGAGGCCGTCGTGCAAAACAAGCATGGCGGCTGGGGGCCTGTATTCACTGCCGGACAGCTCACGATGCGGATCACCCCATCGGGGACCGCCCTGACGTGATGGACTGGGCCTGGGTCGCGCAGACTGTACAGGGCCAGGCGCTCGGGGATCTCACCTTCGCGCGGGGGCGTTCTGTGAGCTTTGACCTGCGCGGGCCGTGCACGGCGAAGTTCCAGATCGACGGGCGTGCAGAGCAGGCGCGCGATCTGGAGGAGCTGCAGTGCGATCTGGTGCTCTGGCGCGGCAGCGAACGCATGCTGCGCGCGCGCCTGGGCTCGCCCGATGACGATCTGGACGCAGACCGCCATACGACCAACTTCTCGGCGGTGGACTACCGCGGCGTGCTCGGCGCGCGCATCGACGAAGGCGGGCGCACCTATGCGGGCTGGCAGCAGGACAACATCGGCTGGGATGCCGTCTTCAACGCGCAGGTGGGCGCGGGCGGGGCGCTCGGAATCACGCGCGGGGATTCGCGCGCGGCGCCGGTGGTGCGCACCGAGGTGCTGGATGTGGACACGCCGTGGGACAAGTTTTTGGACCGCTTTCAGGACTACGAGGACGGCTTTGAGTGGTGGATCGACCCGGAGCTGCGCTTCCAGCAGGCCAGCTGGCGCGGCGTCTCCCACCCCGACTTCCCGCTGGCGTGGGGCACGTCGATCTCAAAGCTCAAACGCGCCGGCGATACCAGCCGCTATGCCAACTGGGTCAGGGTGCGCGGCGGGCGCCCCGAGGGCGCCGGCAGCGAAGCGCCCGAACCATACGCCGACCGCTGGGCGCCCAACCTGGGCTCGCTGCGCCAGGGGCGCATCGCGCGCGTGGTCTCAAACAGCGACCTGAAGGACCAGGCCGCGGTCAACGCCGCCGCCGAGCAGCTGCTCGCCGACTCGCTCAACCCGCCGGCGGCCTACGTAGCCACGCTGCTGCCCGGGCTGTGGCAGGGGCCGAGCGATGTGTGGCTGGGTGATGAGGTGCCGCTGATCGTCAAATCTGGGCGCCTGGAGATCGACACGACAGCGCGCGTGCAGCAGCTGGACATCGAGCTGGACGAGGAGGGGCGCGAGACGGTCACGCTCACCGTGGGGGCGGGCGCGTGAGCGCGCGCGTGGGACCGCGCATCGACCGCGGCACGCCGATCGTGCCCGACCAGCGCCTGCTGGACCGCATCGCGCGCCTGGAGCGCCGCGGCGGCGGGGGCGGTGGCGGAGGCGCGCCTGGGCCGCAAGGACCGGCAGGGCCCACGGGACCGGCGGGGCCGCCGGGGACAACCGGTGCGCCGGGGACAACCGGCCCGGCTGGGCAGGCCGGTGGACCGGGGCCCACAGGCCCAACCGGTCCGGCGGGCCCGCCCGGGCGCGGCCTGGAGGGCATCAACGGCACGCTGGACTCGGCGAGTGAACTGGTGCAGGAAGGCAACGTGCCCGGCGACGCCTGGATCATCGACGGCGATCTGTGGGTGTGGCGATGAGCCCCTCCTGGGAGAACGTCGGCACGATCCGAGGCCCGCAGGGCCCGCCCGGCGAGCAGGGCCCCAAAGGCGAGCCAGGCGAACAGGGCGAACAGGGGATCCAGGGCGTTGAAGGGCCGCAGGGCCCGCGCGGTGAAATCGGTGAAGCGGGCGGTCCGGGCTCGCCCGGTGAAGCCGGCCAGCCCGGCAGCCCCGGCCCTCCCGGTGAAGACTCCGTTTTCCTGGGGCAGATCCCCGCGCTGCCCGAACTGTGGCAGCCGGCGTTTCCGTTCCTTGGCACGCTCGCGACCGCGGCGCAGACCAACGCGCAGGTGCGCCTCACGCCGGTCGTGCTGTTCCGCCCGATCACGACGGCGCGCATCGACGTCTCCACCGCCAACGCCAACGGGCGCATCCGCATCGGGCTGTACACGTTCGCCTCAGACGGCGGCCCCGGCGACCTGGTCGTGCAGACCGCGGAGATGCTCGCCTCGGCCGTGGGGATGCTCAACGGCGCGCTGGCCGCGCCCGCCGGACGCTACTGGCTGGCGATCGCCTCGGTCGGCAGCGCCGCGCCCACGCTGCGCACGGTGAGCGGCGCGAACCCCTACCTGCCCGGCGTGGATGCGCCGGCGGCCAACGTGCTGCCGAACGCGTGGCTCACCACCGGGCAGGCCACCGGCGGCGCCGGTGTGGCCTCACTGCCCGCCGTGGCCTCGCGCACCGGGCTGGCGCGCAACTCGATCATGCCCGCGATCTGGCTGCAGGCGGGGCAGGGCGCCGCGCTGCCGGGCGGTGAGCCGGGCCCACCCGGCCCGCCCGGTCCGCCCGGGCAAGCGGGCCAGCAGGGCAACCCCGGCGAACGCGGCGAAGCGGGCCCGACCGGCCCGGAAGGCGGGCAGGGGATTCAGGGTCAGGAAGGTCCACAGGGCAACCCGGGGCCGCACGGTCCCGAAGGTCCCGAAGGGCCGCAGGGTCCCGAAGGGCCGCAGGGGCCTGCCGGCGCCGGTGTGCGCATCCTGGGCACGCTGCCGGGCGTGGGGCCGCCGAGCGACCCCGGCTCGCCGGGTGACGGGTGGCTTGACACCAACGGCGACCTGTGGGTGTGGGGCGCATGAGCTGGCAGCCCGTCGGCAACCTGCGCGGGCCGCCCGGGCCGGAAGGCCCGCCCGGTAGCGTCGCAGAAGTGTGGCAAGCGGGCGACCTGAAGGCGACCACCAGGGCGGCGGCACCTGCAGGGTGGCTCTTGTGCCAGGGCCAAGAGGTGTCGGGCGCCACCTATCCGGCGCTGGCTGCCGAGCTTGGCACAGGAGGGGGCTCGCGTTACGGCGCCGCCGCTGCCGGAATGGTGAAGATACCCGACGGGCGCGATGCCGCGTTGCTAGGTGCCAGCGGGGCCCGCCCGCTGGGATCGCACGGCGGCGTCGCGAGTGTCGCGCTCAGCGTCGCGCAGATTCCCGCCCACAATCACGGCGGTGAGACGGGCACCGAAAGCGCCACCCATACGCATCCACTCGCGAACAGCTACGTCGGCAACCTGGCGGTTGCCGGGGGCGCGCTGGGCTATGCGCCGGGGGGGGTCACGCTCTTTCACGCGCCGGACACCGGTGCCAACTCGGCCGCACACACACATTCGATCCCCAACCAGGGCGCAGGCGAAGGCCACAACAACATGCCGCCCTACTTTGTCGGCAACTGGATGATCAAGACCTGAGAGGAGTGAAATGGCGAAACCCGAGATCCCGATCGGCCCCACCACGATCGTCGGCTGGCTGACCGCGCTGGCGGGCCTGGTGCCGGTGATCATCAAAACGGCCGAGAGCGGCACCGCCGCGATACAGCAGCTCAACGAGCCAGAAGAAGTCGCCGCGCTGGTCGGCCTGGTCGCGTTCGGCATCGCGCAGCTGGGCCGCTACTGGCAGGCGGCGCGCACTGGCGCGCCCGGGCCGGAAGGCCCGCCCGGTCCGGCGGGGCCGACCGGCGTGATGGGCCCGCAAGGCCTACCTGCAAACCAGACAAAGGAGCACGACGAGCAGTCCTCAGAGCACCCCGAGCCCGAAGGGTATGAGCCCGAGCACCCCGACCCACAGCACGAACCGCCGCACGAGCAGGAGGCATCAGAGCCGGGCGATCTGGTCTCAGAAGTGAAGGACGGCGAGGAATCGGAGCCGCCGGAGTCACCGCACGAGATCCCCGACGTGCCCGAGGAGCAGGACATCAGCCAACCGGAGCCAGAGAGGAGCGAGGAGCCATGAGCATCCGCATAGTCAGCCGGCGCGAGTGGGGATCCCAGTTCGGCATCCCCGGCAACCGCCACTTCCCGAGCTCGCAGTGGCGCTGGTTCGTCGTGCACTGGCCGGGCAGCGCTGTCGGCAACGACGAGCGCGCGGTGGTGCGCTCGATCGAGCGCCAGCACCGCAACCTCGGCTGGGCCGCCGCGCCGGGCTACGGGTACCTGGTGGGTCGCTCGGGCACGATCTATGAAGGTGTGGGGCTGTTGCGCGGGATTCACTCACCGCCGCGCAACGCCGATGGGATCGGCGTGTGCGTGATGATCGCCCCGGGCGAGCAGATACCGCAGGCCACGCGCAACGCCACGCGCGCGCTGTATGAGTGGATCTGCGCGCGGCCGGGCGCGCGGCGCCTGGGGATCACCTGGCACGGCCAGCACTTCGCCACCGCGTGCCCAGGGCCGGTGCTCACACAGTGGGCGCGCAACGGGATGCCCGCGCAGGGCGGGGCACCGGCGCCGTCTCAGCCGTCCGGTGGTGGGGGCGGTGGGTTTCAGACGCGCTCGGCGCCGCCGTGGGGTGGGCGCCTGCTCCGCCAGCCGCCGATCCTGCGCATCGAGGCAGTGCGGACGTGGCAGGCCAGGATGCGTGAGCGGCGCTGGCCGATCGAGGTGGACGGCGCCTACGGGCCGGAAAGCCAGCGCATGTGCACGCAGATGCAACGCAACCTGCGGTTGCAAGTGGACGGGATCGTAGGGCCGGAAACGTGGCGGGCTACGTTCGAGCGGCCGCTGGCCCGTTAGCTGCTGTTACGCCCCCAGCCCATCCTCATACAGATAGACCTGATTGCAACCAGCCAGCACGCCGAGGAGATTGCGAGGGTCGGTCTTGAGCTTGACCCAGATCTCTCCATCGAACACGCGGTACGGGCCCTCTCCGCGTATTGCTGCCAGCAGCGCATCGGACACCCACTGCTCGCCGGTTTCGTGCGCGAAGCGTTCCCGCAGGCAGCCCTCGCAGACGAGTTCCGGCGACCCGATGTTCGGGCGCGGCAATCGAAAGCCCGCGCAATCAGTCTCTCCCTCGACTTCACATGTGGGGACGTGCGGAACTGGCTCGCCATTGTGTTGACGCACGTACTCCTCGAAGGTCTTGGGCACCCGCTCGTCGAGCTCCTCAGTGCTCATGCACGATCCTTTCTCCGGGGTAGGGCAACAATGAACCTCACACCGTAAATCTCTTCCAGGGCGTCCTTGTAGATCGGTGCTGGGTCGCTGTCGCCGTTCTCCCATTCGTAGACAGTGGAGAGTTTTAAGTTGGTGTCGTACTGTTCGTTGATCACGTCCCGCAGCCTCTCGGCACTCCAGTCACCCGGTTGTTCGTCACGCGCAGCCTTGAGCTGCTGGCCTTGGCGCTCGTTCCGCTTCTTTGTCTGCTCGGTCGGCGGACGACGAGCCCTGCTGCGTTGATCCTGCTTCTTCTTCTTCGGCTCCTCGGGCACCGCCCGAATACTTCCCTCTCGCGCCCAGGCAGTCTATAGCACGCGAGCAGGGGTGATGCAACCCTATACGATCAGATAGAATGTCTGTACGGGGGTTGGGCAGCGAGAAGCGCCGCCATAGCCTGGTCCTGAGACCGGGATAGACTCGCGATTCTCACGGCGGAAAGATCCGCAAAATGCGGAGTTACGCGCAGCGCAAGAAGCCTGCATTTTGCAACAATCCGCGCTATACGGATAGACCCGCGTTTCTTGCGGGCGCACTGGGCAAGCGCAACCGTTGGGGAGTGCAGACGAGCGACACGCCTCGTATCCGAGAGCAGGCTGCCGAGCGCACGGCCATGCGCCGTAAGCTCGCTGAGCGCAAGCTGCGCGAGCGCCGCCGCCGCGAAGCGATCGAACGTGAGCGCCGCGCGATCGAGGTCGCCGAAGAGCGTGAGCGGGCGCGCGAGCTCAAGCAGAAGCGCCGCGAGCGCATCGGGCTGAACATCCTGCGCCTGCGCGAAGCGGCGGGCATGTCCCAGCAGGATCTGGCGGTCCTGATCGGCGACTACCGCGAGCACATCTCCAAATGGGAGCACGGCCGCGAAGAACCTGACGCCGGGCACCTGGCCCAGCTGATGGAGGTCTTCGACGTCGAGGAAGGGGAGTTCTTCAAGCCGATCGAGCCCGAGGCTGCCGCCGCATGACCGTCCTGGCGATCCTTGCGGCCGGCCTGCTGTTCGTCGCGCTGCTCGCGCTGCTTGAGCCCTCGGGGCGCCATGGCCACGGCGCCGCGCTCATCGGCGGTGTCGGGCGGGTTCTCGCGTTGGCGCGCCAGGCCCTCGATGGGCGCGCCGCGGTCGTTGCGCACGCCGAGCAGCAGCGCTGGGAGCGCGAGGCCGCCGAGGCCGCGCGCCCGCTGGTGACGCACTTCGAGCTCTCAGAGCGCGAGCGATGAGCTTCGCGCTGCTCATCCTGCTGGCCCCGCTGGTGCTGGCGGCGATGGGCGCGCTCGTCGGGCGCGCGCGGGCAAAGCGCAACCGCGCGCGCACGCTGCTCGAGCGCGAGATCTCCCAGGCCGGCCGTCCCCGCGGCTCGGTGGGCGAAGTGCTGCCGTTCGGGGAGCGGCGCTGATGGAGGGCAAGGCGCTGGAGCCCACGCTCACTGTGCTGGATCGTCGCGTGCTGTCCGCCTGCCCGCCGTACTTCATCGATGGCTACCTGAATAGCGGTGAGCCGGGTCGCAACATCTGGCAGCTGGGCGAAGCGCTGGAGATGATCAACCTGAGCGATCTCACGTCGATCCTGGCCGGCCTTGCACGCTTCGATTACGTCTGGCGCGACGACCACAGCCCCGC